AAAAGATAGTACCATAATTACTCTAACGTACTTCATTCTGTAGCCTCCTTTGATTCTACCATCCAATTAAGATATACTTGAGCCTTCTTCAAGTCCTCAATGCCGTTTTTGTATTCGTAACGCCACAAGTATTTAATCACATTACCTTTACAGTAGGCTTGGAAACCTACAGGGCCAAGGGATGCACGAATGGCGTCAATAGCTTCAATGCCATATTGGTTGTAGTGACTGGGCTTACTAACAGGGTCAAAAGGTTTACTTGGGGAATCTTCTACTAACTCTATGTCACACTCACACACAAACCATGCACCAGTGTCCCAGCGGGCATAATGGGCTTCGTCGTAGGAAGACTCTAGGGTAACAATAGTGCCAATTTCATACCCATGATAGGTTGTATTCCCTGTAACACGAACCTTATCCCCAACCTTAAACTCATGTTCCATACGCTATCTCCTCAAGTTAAAATATATTGGCGGCCAATACGTGAGTCGAACACGTAACCTATCCCTTAGGAGGGGATTGCTCTATCCAGTTGAGCTAATTGGCCTTGGTACCCCCTATGTAGGGATACTTTAGTTGTTTGTCAAGTGTTACTTCAGGTAATGTCTACAAGTTCACAAGAATCACCTGAGCAAGCCATTGTCTGCATACCTGACGTAGTATCATCCAACTCATACTCTGATAGCTTACCCCAGTCAATAGCCTCCGGCATAATAGCTAGAAGTTTCTCGTAGTCACCTTTGGTACACTCTTGATAAGGTGCCTGTTGGTAACTACCCCCATCGTGAGGCAGGAAGCTGACACCAGACATCTCATCAAAGTGCTTATACACGAACGCACCAACCTCAAACCATTCACTATCTTTCACAGAGACAGTCACAGAGGGCTTATGTTCACACCAGTGACGCTGGTACACCAACCACGTCTCTAACTGCTCTACGGCTGTCATATCGTCCCTTGTGATACACCCTGTAGGGGCTTTGATAGGGAAGCTAAACACTACAGTCTGATTAGGCTTCATAACACAAGGTTCATTAGGTACACCTTGGTCAATCATAAGCTGTGTCAATGGGTCTTTGCTATCCCCGCGAACAGTGCGAATATAGTAGGGAGAATGGCGAGTATGAATACCAGATGCACTATCCACAAGCTGACTAACAGTGCCAGAGGGCTTAACGCAGGTAATAGCAACACTAGGAGGGATGCCGAGGCGTTCAGCCCACTCCAAATTAGTAGAAACCGCCACTTCTCGTAGATGCTCAAGTAGTTTCTCCAATCCTTGATTCTTTGTGGTCATCAGTGGGTTATCCATGATACCAGTAAGGGATACTCCAAGCAATCGTTCTTCTTCTGTGTTCTTCTGCCAAATCTTACGTAGGTAAGGGAAGTAGGTGTAGGTAGCTTGGATAGTCCCTAAGATGGTAGCCAACTTAACCTTACGCTCAAGGTCTTCGATAGTATCTGTAGCGCGTACCACCACCTCAGAAAGATTGCAGAATTGGTAGGGGCGTAGGATGATCTCCGAACAAGGATTCGTGCCGTACTGGTAGTCTTCGTCATAAGTTTCAATCTTCGTGATTTTCACGGGTTTCCTCCAGATATTCGATTGCGCTCTTTAAGATATTGGTGTTGTCGTAGAACATACCGAGTCCACGGTTGCAAGTGTCACAGAGTAGGCCCCTCACTTTGCCCGTTTCATGGCAATGATCTACATGGAAAACTCCGTGGTTTCCTTTTGGGTCTTTGCTATCGCATATAGCGCACCGACCACACTGAGCGTCAAACATACGCTTCCACTCAACCTCATCAATGCCATATCGACTTTCAATCCACCACTTACCCCTTTTCTCCGCATATTCGCGCTGCTTACTAGGGTTTCGTTTCCGCCACTCCCTTGCTTGCTCTGCATTACAAGATTTACAGATGCGCTGTTTTCTACTGGCATGAGACTTTGCCCAGTTAACCCCAACAGTTAAGTAGGAAGAACAATTTCTACAATAGTCTTTAGTAAGCTCCCTACCTTGCCATAAGGTCATAGTTCATCACCTTCTTTCAGAAGATAGGCAGGTTTCCCATTTACAAGTTCGTTACCTTTGAACTCTTTCTTTGTGCCATCTTCGAGAGTAACCACAACTGTCTTAGCACGTCGGCCATACTTAGCAGCTTGCTTCTTAGAGGCTACACGATTGAACACGCCACGCTCACCAGACTTACTTTCTACTAGGGCTGTCCACTCACGTAGGAATGTTTCCACATCAGGTTTCTCAGTGTAGCATACGGAGTTATTAGCTAGACCTCGTTGCCCTTGTGTTTCCCACCACTGGCCACTCTTAGCGTGACGCATACGATCATCACTAAGGTTACTAAGGCTAATCATAGCCGAACGGCGTACCCCACCAACAACTACAACCTCACCAATCTTACACATAATGTCGTGACACTCAATAGAGGATAGCTTACGCCCTACCGCCCCTTTGAACTTCTGGATGGTAAAGTTAAACAAGTCCACTAGAGGTGCAGGTCCAGAGGCACGACCACCGAAGGTCTTGAGTTTAGCACCTGAGGGTCGTACCTTAGATACATCCCACTTAGGAATTTCCCCTGCCCACAAGAGAGACAAGACCTGACGGTAAGCCTTGGCCCAACCCTCTTTGCTGTCTTTAACCTCTACGATAGTACCACTGTCAAACAAACGGTCAGGTACGTCAGGTAGCTTAGAGACGTATTGGCGCTCTACGGAGAAACCTACACCAGTGCCACAGAGAAGGATGAACATAGCCTCATCGAAGGACTTAGGATCATCTACAGGTAGGTAGCTACAGTTATACATACAAGTGTTATCTCGCATAGCTGCTTTACCCGCTGTCATCATAGATCGCATAGAGGGCATTACTTCTAGGGATAGGATAGCATCTGAAATTGCTTTGTCAGTATCTTCGTCCATACCCTCAATTTTGACAATATTCTCCACATAACGAAAGACTGTCTCACCCCAAGTCTCTCGTCGGTTTTCCTCTGGCAACCATCGGGCATAACGCGATAGTGCGATAAACTGCTGAAACTCTGTAGGTAGTTGGTTACTCATTGTTGTTCTTTCTCTTTCTTACATTCCATTAGTCGGTCCATCACCTTTGGTGTAGACCCTAGTTCCTCTAGGAACCCCCTAGCAGTCTCGTAGGTAATCACACCACTGATGTAGTTTTGGATAGCGTTGTCTGCATAGATTATCCACGCGGGGGTTATGTTATTGAAACTCATACCAAGTCCCCTAGTTGCACCTTAGGATAATCCTTGTTCTTTAGAATCTTACCATCCTCACGCCTTTGGACACTGCCATCAGGTTGAATACACCGTCCCATGTTGTTCTCATGCACCCTACGAGTAGACTCTTCCAAATCCCATCCGCGAGAGTCTGCATACCCGTGGATAACATAGTTAAGGTCAGATAGCTCCTTTAGTTCTTTGGCAGGGTCATATTCTTCCCCGTAGTATTTAGAGACCTCTGCGGACTGAAGATTAACTTCATAGGTCCACTCTTCATATTCCTCGTCAATAAGAGTTTCAGACAAAGTAGAGTTTTTCTTTTGCCCCATAGTCCTAGCAAACTCACGTACCATCTCAGGTACAGTCTTTGTAGGTCCAATCATGTCGTAGTAGTCCCATGAGTCGATCTGTTCTGTAGTCAGCACTATAGTCTCCCTTTGAATGTCGTGTTAGTCTCGTAGTCTACAAACTTATACCAGCAGAAATTATCGACTCCCTTGACCATCTTACCTTCAGCGTTAGGGAACCAACAAAGTCTACCCACCGATAGTACCAACTCGCATCTCGTCATATGAGGTGACATGTACTTATTGTGTAGCATATCAGCGGGTAGTAGTAACCATGTAGGTAGTAGACTACTTAGGTGTTCAATGCAAGGTAAAAGTACACTTTTGGTAAAAGGAGGGTTACTTATGAAGCAGTCTATACCAAAGACATCCTCTTCCGTAACTTCCGTAGCTGACAGTACCTTAGAACTACCTACAGTCTCCCTAATGTCACTCCTCCACTTGCATGTAGCTACGTCCATAAGTAAGTCCTCTAGGTGTCCTTCCCCGTAGAAGGGTTCAGCATAGGTCTTACCACGGATGTAGGGTAACAAAGGTATTACTGCATCGGGGTCTACAGTCGGGTAGTAGTCTTTTTCTACCTTGCCGTATAGTTTTACCTCTTCACGCTTTCCCATAAGCTTTCCTTAATGACTCCATAGAGATAAACTCAGGCTCAAAAACCCCGTCATCTACATTCTTAAGATACACAAGACCTCTCCACCAAAGTCGGTTACACAAGCCAGCCCAACCACTATCAAAATCTTGGTAGACACCACACACAAGACCCATGATAGTCTTACCATTAGACCCTGACCGGATAGCGAAGTCTGCTGTATGGCTGTGGCCTACAATACAGGAGCTGTAGTTCTTCTGTAGTAGACTAGAGGCGTGATGCTCACCACCAATGGGACGCCCCATAAGACCTGACACCATGAAGTGAGCAAAGGAAACCCCATCTAAGTTAATGATACTCGGAGTACCACCTTCATACTCTACAATATCATGGTAATAATTGTCAAGCTGGAAGTTCTTGAAGCTGATACCGTAGCGATCACCTGCCAAGTGTGGTTCGTACTCAAGTACCTTGTTGAGTCTCTGCTCATGATTCCCAACTAGAAATACCCTACGTGGCTGCTTCTTCTTAGATTGCTTCATAGGGTGCCACATACGGTCCTGAAAGTCTAGCCCTGCGTTAATGTCCTTCTCGTAGTTAGCGCCATTAAAAGAAGCCTTGCCCTTATCGAAAGAACTCAAGGAAGGCAAGTCCCAAGTATCCCCCATATTAACTACAACATCAGGTTTACGGTCTTTAATGAACTGCCCTAGCCAGTCAGCCCTATCGTTATTGTGGTCTGGATGGGAATGTATGTCGGGACATACTAGATATTCCTTTCCCATTACAGAAGCTCCCTTTTTTTCATATAACGTCCAATAGTCGTTCTACTGCAACCCATAAAACCTCCCATTTTCGTGATACTCCCTACACGTTCATACTCCTTCAGAAGGACACTATCCGTACAGTCAGAAGGTTTCAACTTCTGTTTCCCGTAGAAATTCTTAATATTTCCATCCCCTGAGGCATAACGCATGTTTTCTTCATAAGTTACCCACTCAAGGTTGGTAACTTTGTTATTCTTGGGGTTACTGTCTTTGTGGTGTACACAGGGTTTATCATCGGGGTTGGGTAGGTAGACAGATGCAACTAACCTATGAACACTCACTCTAACATCCCCACCAAGATGCACGTATTGGTAACGTCCTTTACTGTCAGTGTATGGTTTGATGTTACGTCCTTTGAGGGTGCGTACTGTTGTACCACCCCACCTGTTATTAATCTCTTGTTCACGCTCTTTAGAAAAGACTATACCACAAGGTGTCACCCCATAACCCTCTACCAAATAATCTTTACCCACCATTAGTAACCCCTAACTTCGATAGGTTCAATAGTAACCTTAAAGTGTTTAACCATGTCATACGCCTCATCTAAGGTACCGAAGTACCATTCTACTTCATTGATCTTACCTTCGTCCTCTAGCAGTACATTAAGGTAACACTCAGCCTCATCAGGTCCATCCCAGTCACTACCTAAGTCCTCTTGACAGAAGGGGCCACTAACGACATTGTGTATCTTTGTAGTATTAAAGGTTACACCAGTCATGCCTACACCAATCTTACCCAGCCAAAGCCCAAAGCTAACCAACAGAAGCCCTGCCCTAATCTTTAATCGTTTCATTAGTTACTCCTTTAGCCATTCTATAGGCACTAACTTATCCGAGTATTTAAACCCGTGTTGACTACACCAGTCACCATAGGTATTCTTAGACCCTTTGTACAGCTTAGACTTACTATTACTAAAGACAAACCTAATGTCTAACTCAGGGTGTTGCTCTTTAACCAACAAGTGCTTAGACCTATCGGAACTACAAAATAAGCCTTTCCCTTCGATAATGATACCATTATGTAGTTCAAAGTCTGGAGTGTATGTAGATAGAGGACGTTGGTACTTTAACCTTAGCTTTTCGTATTCGTAGGTGTACCCCTTGTCATCTAAGTCACAAGCTATCTTGTACTCAAGACCTGATCTGAAGTGTTCCCTTTTAGCTACCATCCCACAAAGACTCCTTGTACCTGCCCCTTAGGGCTTCCTTCACTCTGGGGTCATGTTCCATGTCAGCCAATAAGTAAGCCAGCCTACGTTTATTACTTAGCCATGCTAAATGGGCATCCATAGGATTGTCAAAAGTACCTAGGCTCAAAGTTTTGCTTACAGTAAAGTCTGAGATAGTAGCTACAAACTTACCATACCTAAGTGTTACTCCTATAGGAAGACTAGGGTCTCTACCTTTCATCTTAGGCGTCTTCAAGAAGTTGTTTGTCTTATCGTAAACAAAACAGCAAGTGTCTGGGGAATATAACGTACCATCACCTAAGAGGTCTTTGTCTAATTCCTTACCTTCCCACTGGTGGTCTAACATCCAATTCTTGAAGGTAGAAAACCTGAGCCAAGGCTCGTGTAGTGTTATACCTAGGTAGTTAGGCTGTAGGTTGTGGCACTTCTTGTAATAGACCCTCTCAAGCATCTTCTTCCACTTGTAGTAAAAAGGATCAACCGCATATACGCCTTCAGAGTTCTTCTGGTAAACTACTCCGTCAACATCGTTTATACCAATACCAAAAACACCCCCTTTACTTCGGGGCTTCCCAGATTTGACCTTCGTACCTTCGTAAGTGTAACAGTCTCGCATTTTCAATTAGCCTTTCATACGGGTTCCCTTCTAAAGTGGGGTGGTCTTGGTAAGCCTTTAGGCAAGCATCTAACAAGTCTTCTTCTGTTGTCAGCCCCTTAAGGATTGCATCAGCTTTCTTTGGTCCGATACGAAACAATCCCAAAATGTTGTCGGCCCTATCGCCTGTAAGGACTTGAGAGTAGAAGTACCTAAGGGCGTCAACTTCCGTAGAGTAAACCCAAGTACCTTTTACAAAGTTAAACATCCAGCTATTTATTGTCAGGAAGTCCTTGTCTTGGCTACAGATAACAGTAGTCTCAGGGTCGCCCCTAGCTGAAGCAATACCAATTAGATCATCAGCTTCCTCCCCTTGTGATACTACAGCACCCCACTTGTCCATAAGGTGTTGCCTAGCCAACGGTAGGTTCGTAGGTTTAACTACATCCTTACGATTACCTTTGTAGGGTGTAGTCTTGGCTACCTCATAGCGAAAGTTACCCTTACCTGTGAGGTAGCACTCTAGGCTACCCTTCGTAGGGAAAACTACTGTCTCCCCTACGATATAGTTCATAAGCAGGTCTACCTTTTCTTCTGTATCCCTTGGGGACTGCCCTTCTGTCCCTGCCGCTGCACGATAGGCCACAATATCAGCATCGACCAAAGCTTTAGTTACTGTCTTTGGCTTACTACTTCGTTCCATACAACCCCTCCAACCTTGATTCTAAAATAGCCTCACCTGAGGTCCAAGAGGGTGCATGGTAGGCTGCTGGCACTGATGACGAGAGGAGGTAGTAGT